CCGTTCACGGAGCTCGGGGAGGCCAAACAATCAACCAAGTCCGATGACGATCTCAAGGAACAAACGGACAAATTTCAGGTCGCCGCTGAAGGTACATTCAGCCCCAATTCGGCTGCGCGCAATTCATGGCAATCGGCTATGGACTCGGGATGGTTTGAGCCTGTGACCCGGCAGGGCTGTCAGCCGTATTCCGCTACAATCGGTGGCCGTATTTGGAATCTTGATATTTGCCCGATGGCTGAAAAAATCAGTGTCATTTCGGAGTACGTTATTTGGTTCATGCTCGTCGTTGGCACGTTCGTTATGCTGACCGGCGGCGCGGTCACGAAGGGTTCATAAAATGCCGATAGTTGCGCCGCTCTGGGCATGGTTTGTTGGCCTTCTTGGTTCGCTTGTTTCTTCGGTCGCGACATTCGTTGTCGGTCGCATGGCCTTTGAGCGGGCCGTCAACTACGCGCTGATCACCGGCTTCCTCGTCGCCGCCGCTGCGCTTTTTCTCGCCGTTACGCTTGCCATTAAGGCTGCCATTCTTGGCGCACGCGTGACTATGCCGGGATCGCTTGGCATGGCTACGTTCTTCCTTCCGGCGTCGATTGCCCAAGTTCTTTCGTTCATTGTCACAGCCCGCGTATCCCATGCGGTCTACCGTTGGACCGTTTCGACGATGTCGGCATATTTGCCCGGCAATCCGCGACAAGGCTTGGGCGGCGTATGACCGATTTCGCCGTCACTGGAAAGAAGCGGAGCGGAAAAGGGTTGTTCTGCGCCGGTCTCATTCGTGACGCGCTTCGGGATGGCCGTCGCGTTGCGACGAACATGGATATTTTCCCTGAGCATCTGCTTAGTCCGACGAACAAGTCGACTTTCATTCGTCTGCCAGATCATCCTACTGTTGATGATATGGACGCCATTGGCCGGGGCCATGACGAACCCATTGTCGATGATGATAAAAACGGCATTATCGTGTTGGACGAGGCGTCGGCCTTCTTTAACGCGCGTCAATGGGGTGACAAGGGCAGGCAGCCGCTCCTCGATTGGCTCATTCACTCTGGCAAGTTGCGCTGGCACGTTTATTACCAGATGCAAGGGCTTGAGCAAGTCGACAAGCAGTTGCGTTCTACACAGATCGAGTACCATATTAGTGTCAAGCGTACTGACCGCTGGCCTATACCGGTCATTACTCCGTTGTCCAAGCTCATCGGCATGGATATTCGCTTTCCCCGGCTTCATCTCGGCATCATCAAACACGGTGTTGAGCGTGATTCGCTCGTTGTTGATCGCAAGTGGTATAAGGCCCTGGAAATCTACAAGGGTTATGACACCGAACAGCGGTTCCTTCCGCGAGATCATCCTGATGCCGTTGGACTTCATTCGGTGCTTAGTGCATGGCACGTCAAGGGGCGTTACCTCCCTAATCCACCGGGATTCCTCTACCGCTTCTGGTGCGGCATTATCGGCAAGGATTGGGCGGCGGGGCTTGAGGCCAAAGCTGTCCATGTCGATAAGCGGCAAAAACACAAGCTGGCTGTACTGCTCGGCAAGTTGCCGGAAAAAGAGGCTATCAGGCATTGGCATAGGCTTAATCAGCTAGGGGCATTTGGCTAATTTGTGCCAAAACGGTAACGCCGCGTTAAGCGCCTTAGGGCGCTTTTTTTTTTGGGGGGTAGGTGCGACTATTACACAAATACACCCAAATAATCGTTATATAACGCTTGACACGTAACGATAAATCAGGCATAATGTAGTCTCAATATAGGAGGTTACAAAATGGCAAAGCAAGATACAGGCGCAGCAAAGGATATACCGGACATGCTCACCGATGCGCGGGGTCGCGGTCGTCCGATCAAGGCTGGCGCAATGACGGCGGCGCAGCGTCAAGCAAAATTCCGAGCGGCTCGGGTGTCCGTCGAGTTGGGCGAAACGATGGCGGGTACGGTGCGGCGCTATGCGTCAGAGTTTGATCTGACTGAATCGCAAGTGATGCGGGAATTGATCCGCTTCGCGCTTACAAATCGTAACTGGATTCAGGAGGGGTTTTGAAATGGACAATGTCAATTATGTCGAGGTGCGCGCGTGGGCGGTTGAGCGTCTAATAGAGGCGGTCGAGGAATTCCGGTCTGGCGTTGCGCCGTTCGGTCCGGTGGCGGTACGCTTTGAGTTATCGATAAGTGCGGGCAATGATCGCGCAATGATGGATGCGGTCGTCGCTAATTTGTTGCGGGGTCCGGTCCCGTCGGTCAAGCGTCGGGAGTGTCGCGGGCGGCGTCAATAGTTTGGCCGGGCGCCGTCCCGGCATTGGGCCCCGTGTGATTCCTCGGTCTGGTCCTGTCCTGACATGCTCAGACTAGACCGAGCAGCGGGTCTATGGATGGCGTACCTTGCCTTCGCTGCGTCGTCAAACCCCTCCCCCCTCTACAAACCGTTTTTGACTTTCCTCATTGATGGCACGTCATCTGTTCTCGATGGCGTCCCCCGATATAGCTGACTGCCAGCGGGGGGGGTCCCCGCTTGCGGGGGGGGCGGCTGGCGTTTTGTCAGCGGGGTTTCAGATCGGTTGGTGTGGTCGGAGCGGATGGGGTTGCGCCGCGAAGCGGCGCGGGGCTTGTCTGTTTTACAACAAGTCCGACAAGGCTTTTAAGGGGTTCGCTTTTCGGTGTTGCTTTTGGGTTTCCGGGAAGAAAGCGAAACGGTACGAATGTTTGCCCTTTAGGGCAAATCCCGTAGGGACAAACAAACGGCTTTATCGTTTGTGCAGCAGAGTTCCGTTTAGCTTTCGCTTTCTTCCCGGTTTTGACTTAATCGCCGTAAAAGTGGAAACTGGCGTCTAGACGAAAAAAAACCCCGCTTGGCGGCGGGGCTTCTAAAACTCGGTGCACCTTGGCGGGTGCGTAAAACTCGGTGAATCAATGATACCTCAAGGAATTTCCGGCGGTCAATCCGTCGTGCTGGATACCACGCTTGCCCGTGTCTATCGCTTGAAAAAAGGCGTGATGACTACGGCGCGGCTCGTCAATGATCGGCTGCGGGCGTCTGCGGTCCAATGGACGCCTATCATGGTCACCCTGACTTATGAGCGTGATGACCAGTGGCGACCAGACCATATATCAAAGTTCATGGACGCGGTGCAAAAGTGGTCGGGTCGTAAATCGCTAGGTGGCCGTTACGGAACGAAATTACCTTATGTTTGGGTGGCCGAACTTCAAAAGCGTGGCGCGGTTCATTACCACGTCTTGCTCTGGATTCCGAAGCGCTGGCGGATTCCTTACCCCGATAAGCAAGGCTGGTGGAAGTTTGGCGCTTCGGGTGTTGATCGCGTCAAAAACCCGGTCGGTTATGTTGCGAAATATGCCAGCAAGTTTGAAAGCAAAGGTCAGGCAGAATTCCCGAAAGGCTTACGGCTGCACGGTATCGGCGGGCTAGAAAAGCGTGAAAAACGCATCATTGCATGGTGGAAGCTGCCAAAGGATATGCGGGCAGGCGAGGAGGGTTCCTGCGGGTTCCGTCGGGCAAAGGGGGGTGGCTGGCAGAATGTTGATACCGATGAAATTACGCCGTCGCAGTGGGGGCTTGCGGCGGTTGGTCAAGGTGAGTTCTCGTCGGTGCGTTTGGTCAGAAAACCCATTACAGAATGCCAGCGGGATAAATTCCAGTGTACAGCTACGGCAATTCATCGGGAGTGGTTGGGGCGGATTGCTCGTCAATCGGAAGATCGCCGGGAGGACTGGAATTACCAATTACAAACAAATCGTGTGCAGTGGATCGCCGATATTGAACGGGCGGGCATGGTAACCCCTGCCGTCGGAGCCAGTCCGTTAAAACAGTCTCTAAGAGGTCAGATAACGGCAGTCCAGCACGTGCCGCTTCTGCCTTAAGTTGCGCGTGCATCGCGGGGTGAAGTTTTACGGTTTTCCATAGATTCACATTCATGGCTTGACTTCCTTTAGTGTAAGAGTGTAACGTTCGCTCGTCGTACATTTACTCAATTACATCCGGAAGGGAACGAAAATGCAAGTTACTGTTTTGGGCGTCCGTCGTATGCAGGGCACCGGCAAGGTGTCAAAACAGCCGTATGACATGGCTACTCTCATGGTTTTGCAGCCTGTCAAGCCGTTTGCAAAGGAGGGGCTGGCTATCTCTGGCTACGGTTTCGAGCCGTCTGAGGTTCCGCTCAAGGTGGAGGCACTGGAACAATTCGCCGGGTTCAAATATCCGTTGGTGCTAGATGTGGAGACCGATATGGAAAACCGGGGCGGCAAGCTGCAAGCGATTGTCTGCGGCCTGTCGAAGCGGGCGGCGTAATGTCTTCTGGCTTCGCGTTTTTACTTGGCGTCTGTCTCTCGGTCGCGCTGGTTTTGGCGTTTGCTTGATGGGCTACGCGTGGAACGGCGTATGCCATCCTGATACCGGGGCGGCGCTCAATGCCTTCGCTGCCTCGGTGCCGGCGGTTACGGGTTCCGCCGTCAATTCGTTCGCCGCTGTACCCGGTATTTCGGGTTCCGGGCTTGTGTCGTGGTCGATTGTAAGCAAGCCGCTTACCTCTGCCGATGTTGTTATGGTTACGGGTACTACGCAGCTTTTAACGTGTACGGAAGGAGTCGATCAGTGGCCGGTACAAAGCCTGCTCCTTCCGATTGCTCTGTTTTTCGCGGCCTTCGCTGGCTTCAAAACAGGTTATCGGCCATGACTGCTACCGATATTGGCCTGCTGGCTGCGCAGCTTGTTAGTTGCTGGTGCGCAGGCTTTGCCGCTGGCTTTACCGTAACTCGCTTTCGCGAAGCCCTTAATCAAATTGCGTGAATCCCCACCTTGGGGGCTGCGCGAGCGGCCCCCAAGGTGGGGATTCCCCCAGCCCGTGAACACTTTCGTTCTCGGGCAACTGTTCATCTGGAGAAAACCATGAACAAACTGCAACAAAAATTGCTGGCCGGGGCCGGCCTTATGTCCGGCATCGTCGCGTCGGCTCATGCTGCTCTGCCTACCGAAGCCACGACTGCGTTCACCACGATCTCGGGCAATGTGACCGACGTTCTTGCCGCCATGTGGCCGATTGTGGCTTTGGCAACCGGCGGCTTCGTGCTCGTCAAGCTGTTCAAGAAGGGTGCCAACAAGGCCGTCTGACAATGAGCCTCGTTCAAATCCTCGTGATTTGGGGGCTGGCCGCGGCCAGCCCTTTTTCGTCCGCCCAGGAAGAAGTCACCAAAGGCAACCAGCGAAATCCCTATCAACCCCCGGCATGGATCGCCCGTATGGCTACGCCGCCTAAGCAACATATCCCGCAACTCGATAGCTTCATTGTTGGTTCGGATAATTCACAGTCATCGCGCCATGCAGCGCCGTCCGGCCCTTCCGGAAAATATGCCTGCAAACCACAAATGGATGGAAACGGGGGTATCAATTGGAAATTCTGCGATTTTTAATCATCTCGTTTTATTTTGCGTTCGCGTCTTACGTTCACGCTGAAACAAAGTCGCCCGACGTTGTTCAATACGTCGTCGCGTGGTGGGGCCCTAGTTATGGTTCCACCCCTGTCGAGGCATGCCAGGGTTCCTGTTCAAACCGGTATTCCGCAGACCCTGGCGGCAGCGCGACTTGTTTATCCGTCCTCGCGGCTTCCTCACCTGGTCAGTGCGTTATCCAGACTCCTCGTGCTCCCGGTGGTGAAGCTCAAGGTTCAGTTGAGACCCGACTTACCTGTGGCTCGGGCGGTTGGACATTGGCAGGTAATACCTGTACCCGATCTGATTGCCCAGCCGGCGAAACTAGGGACTCGAACGGGGTGTGTGTTGAGCCTCCATGTCAAGCGGGGGAGTCAATTAGTTTTTCGATTTTCTCTGGCTATTCGGTGGGCGCAAATGCCGTTGTGGGTTCGGGCGCGAATCCTTATACCAATG